TCTTAAACACGCCCTTTTCTTCAGGTGTAAGGAACTCAAGATGTTGTACGGAACCGCCTTTCATAAGGATAGACTTCCATACTCCTTCTGTATTCTTTTTCTTAGTTTCAAGTAAAGCTTCGAGATAAGGATTCTTATACGTAAACTTGCCTTTAGCTAGATCTTTAACAAAATAGTTAGAGTTAAGAGGTTCGACTGAAGGAGAAGCTTGACCGAGAATAAACGAACTAGAGGTAGTAGGCGCTACTGCTAGTGTAGTTACATTACGACGACCGTAACCTTTAAGTAAAGGTGGCTCTCCATACTCTACAGCCATTTGAGCGGTGGCAGCATCTGCTTTCTTACGAACAAAGCTCCATATTTGAGTATTAAGCAGCTTTGCTTCCATTGTCTCAAACCCAATCATCTTAGATTGAAGATATGTATGCCAGCCGAGCGCACCAATACCAAGTGCACGCTGATTGATAGCGAAGTTTCTTGGGTGTACCATAAACTTCATCTTTTCAGTCTTATTAATAAACTCGGTCATTACAGCATCAAGGAAGTATACTAATGTTTCTACTGCATCAGTGTTCTTCCAGTTGTCCCATTGCTCAAAGTTAAGAGAAGATAGGTCGCACACAAACGATTCTTCGTTATCGTTTGATAGCATAATCTCTGTACAGAGATTGCTTTGATTAATTTTAATGTTCTTGTCTTTGTATACTTGTGGTGCTTGATTGTTAGCGTTATCGGTAAAGAAGATATAGGGATACCCAGATTCAAAGCGTTTCTTAATAACTAAGCCCCAAATACGGCGCTTTTCTTTATCGCCGTCAATCATAGACTTTAACCATTCATCAGTTACACAAACACCAATAGAAAGGTTTTGTATATCATCACCTTCACCTCTGATCTTTAAAAACTCTTCTACGTCTTTATGGTCAATAGGTAGGTACGCAGCAAATGAACCTCTACGCACATTACCTTGTGAAATATAATCTGTTAACGATTCAAATACTGTTAACTGATGATGTACACCAGTAGATTCACCACCAGATGAAATTGGTGCACCGCGTGGACGAATCTTACCAAAGTAAGCAGACGTACCACCGCCCGCTTTTGACATAGTACCTATTTCTGAAATCTTATACAGAATAGCGTCCATATCATCGTCAATGTATGAACCGAAACACGAAATAGGCAAACCACGATTGCGACCAAAGTTCGACCAGATGGGTGAAGCTAAGGAATAAAAACCTTGGTGCATATAGCTTTCAAACTTATCTGCAAAACCCTTCTGTTTGAGATACTCTTCGGCTTTTTCAGCTATATCCCTGATACGTTGTTCAGCAGTTTCTTCGTCTAAGAGATAACCGCGTTCAAGGAATTTGCGAGAGTCGCTATTCAGCCAGTAAATGTTCTTGTTACTCATTTTTATATATTATACTATACTTTTTATTAAAATAAATCGTCTTCTGAAAAGCTTTGTGACTTTTTAGAGTACTCTACAGGACGAGAATGGAAGAAGTCAGTCATATTATTACCGAGTAATTCTTCGTTAAACCAGGAAGTATCTTTGAGAAGCTTAGAATCCGTTTCATATACCTCTGGGAAACCAATACCTTTAAGAGATTCATTGATACGGTCTTTTACGAACTCTTTAAGATGAGCTGCAGTTAATCCGTCTTCATTGATACCATTAACCATCCAATCAATGATCTTTGCTTCACTTTCATATGCTTCTTTAGCTTCAGCGAGGACCCTCTCTACAAGCTCGTCATCAAAGAGCTCTGGATACTCTTCTCTAATAGTGTTAACGATCTTCATACCAACTAAAGCATGAATATGTTCTTCATTGCGAGTGTATTTTACTTGTTGGTCGGTATCCTTAAGTACGTTTTTATTACGCGCAAACCAGTTAATAATATAAAACTGGCTCATTAATGAAACATTCTCTACAAATAGAGTAAAGAGTATAAGTGCGTAAAGGTATTGCTTCTTAGAGTCTTTATAGTAACGATGTGTGTACTTTTTAAGATACTTCACACGACCTTGTATCCATTCCAGTTTAAGATTTTCTTCAAATATATCTTCAAGACCAAGTACAGTGAGTAGTCTTTCATAAGCATTGTTATGAATTACTTCTGTATTAGCCATTACGTAGCCGAGATCCTGTAAAGATGGGTGCGGTAGGTTTTCACCAAGCTTAGCCCAAAACGTTTTCACCGCTACTTCAATCTGACCAATAGCGGATAAAGTACGGATGATAATCTCTCTTTCTTGATCATTTAGCTTAACTTTAAACTGCTGTACATCTGACTTAAAACTAAACTCTTTATGAGTCCAAAAGCCATTATGCATGGATTCGATAAATTCCTCTGTCCAAGGATAGTGATTAGGTTTACGAGAGATTTGTTCGTTGAATATCATAGTTTTAGTTACAGGGAATATTATTTACGTATTGTAAATGTTTTTACATTTTTATCTCTAAGAAAAAAATATTTTTCTTTCGCCAGTGTACTTGACTGAGTTATAAAAGTTAGTTCTTCTTATTATATAATTCTAACTTTTTTACTATATATCGTACAATTTCACTACGTACAATATCTGCTTCTGTTAATGTAAAAACGTGGATACCTTTTTCACGGCTTTCATTATCGTTAAAAACGTTACACATTTTTTCAAATCCTGATTTACCGTTAATATCGGATTGCATTGGATCGCCGCATATAAACAATTTACTAAATTGACCCACACGAGTTAATAACGTTGTAAGCTCTCTAAAGGTACTATTTTGAGCTTCGTCCATAATAATAGCTTTAGCGTTCCAAGAAAGACCGCGAAGATATCCTGTTGGTTTACCTTCAATACGGTTTTCTTTCATAAGCATATTAATATCTGCTTTACAGAGTAACTCATCAAGCTTCTCCATTAAAGGTTCTAGATATGGAGATAGCTTTTCAGCAGCGTCTCCCGGGAGATATCCCATTTTATTATCTGAACTCTCAACTATACTACGAATATATATTAAGTCAGAAACCTTTTTTAGGTTTAATAATTCCAAAGCAACCAACGTTGCTAGAAAGCTCTTACTACTACCAGAAGGTCCGGTAATAAAAACAATCTTAGTATGGTTATCTAAAGCTAGTTTGAGAAATTCTTTTTGTTTATTTGTCAAATCCGGTCTTTGTCGAATCTGTACCGGTCTTTCTAATTTATCGGCCTGATGTACTAAAAGACTCTTGTCTTTAGTAGCAGGTGCGTTATTTTGACTTTGTTGAGCTAACTTCTGTTTTTGCAGGCGTTTTTTCTTACTCATCTGTTATTATTTACTCGAGAAACTAAATAATATATATGTTTAACCAGTTTGATTCAAAAGTAAATGAACTATTAAAAGAGTTTACGGATACCTTTCCAGTAGAGGGACACGCACCTACCTGGCAAAAGAAAGCTGGTAAATCTCCTTCTGGAGGTCTTAACCGTAAAGGTATTGCTAGTTATCGTAGAGCACATCCTGGTTCGCATTTATCAATGGCGGTTACTACTAAGCCAAGCAAGTTAAAACCAGGTAGTAAAGCAGCTAAACGTCGTAAGAGTTTTTGTGCTCGTATGAGTGGTGTAAAAGGTCCAATGAAGAAACCAAACGGTAAACCAACTCGTAAAGCATTAGCTTTACGCAAATGGCACTGTCACGAATAAGTTTTAATTTATTTTAATCAATAAGAAACCCGCCTATTGCTAGGCGGGTTCTTTGTTTTAAACGTTTTACCGTTCGTACAACGCTTATTATAGCATTGTAGCAGCTGTACCAGGAACAAAAGCCTGACCTAAGCCGGAAACGATGATGAGGTGGTAGTAAAGACTTGCACCAAAGATATGGTCAATAACGCCATAACGGGTCATTAAACCAACACGTGGGCTGAAGTCATTAGGACCAACTGTACGTTGTACCAATACAGGAATGTATGGGCAGTAAACAATACCGGTATCATAATATTCTGCACCCTTATAGCCTAATAAGCAATATTCGAGAGCAGTTGCACGAGTACCTACTTGGTATTGAGCTTCTGTACGTGTATCACGATAAACGCTGAAGCGTCCACCGACTGTACCAACTTTAGCAATACCAACTGGTTGTGTGTTTACATTACCTTGTACCGCGAACCATTGGAACTCAGGAAGCATTTCTAACATTGCGCAAACACGAGGTGTAGCAACAATGAAGTTTGCAGCGCCACGACGGTTACGGATAGCAACACGGTTAGCTTCTACTACTACACGAGCATAGAAGTCACGGTTACGTTCACCGATCCAGCGACCATCTGCAGAAGCAGCATTCCAGAATGAATAACCTTGTGTATAGCCAGCGTTGAGGGCAACTTGGCACATACGAACGATCATTTCACGGTCGATTTCAGCTTGAATTTCGTACGACATAGCGTTCGTTAATTCATTGTCGATGTCGATACCGTTCATGTTCTTGAGATCTTG